CTGCCGAATATGAAATGGACGAACAAGGTCGTTTGATAATGACGAAACCTGCTGTGATGAAGACGAAAATGGTAAGTGTTGTGAAGTTGCCGAAGGCGAAACAAAAGGTATTGATAAAGCGTCGTATTATTGCTGACGATGAAGATGATGAAGAAGAAGAGACCGTGACGGAACAAGTGACAATTGAATACCGTGTGACGGCGCCTGACGGAAATGATTATTTAATTGGAGTGAAACCGATGGACCCTCGTAAAGATGACGGCGACCGACTATTTTATGATGCGTTGGTGCTTGAAGGTGTTGGTGACGATGGAATGCCGTTGAGAGAATATCCTGAATTGTACTCACTCGTCATGGATCAAATCAAAGGACCTAAAAAAGCAACTGCTGCCGCTGCGCGCGCCCCAGCACGAAAGCAAGCAACACCAGCGGGTAAGAGCGAAGTATTATCGTCGCTTCAGGCTCGGGCGCAATCCGTTATGAATGAAGTAATGCGACAAAGAAGAGAAGCGGGACTTACCGGTGAAGGTCGTGACGACAACGAGTTCTTGAAAAAGGCGAAAGCGTTTGCGAAGAAGGCGGGATATAAGGATTGGAATGACTTGAAACTCGCAACTGACGGTATTCATAAATTAGAATTGAATGGCGTGAAGTTCGGGCGAAAAGGATACGGTGATTTTATTGAATACGGAATGGAGGAAGGTCCAGCATCGGCGCAAAAACATCGTAAAGCATATTTAGCAAGAGCTAAAAATATTAAGGGCGATTGGAAAGATGACAAGTACTCTAAAAACAATTTAGCGATCAAAGTCTTATGGGGCGGTCAGTCATCACCGTTCCATCATTTACGAGGTGCGGGTGCGAACCCAGCCTTACCCCCGAATGTGGATTTAGTCAGCAAGAAAGAAAGTCCAGTCGTAGAAGAAATTATCGAAGAACCGATGGACGATAGTGATATTCGTGCGTATTATCCAAATGCGAAGATCATGCGGTATAGCGATTTGAAGGATTATAAGACCATTCAGCAACTCTTACCGAAGGATAAGTCATATGTATTTTTGTTATATCAGCACGCCCCGAACAACGGTCATTGGGTCCTCGTGATGCGTTATGGAAATACAATAGAGTATTTTTGTTCTTATGGAAGCAAAATAGATGAACCCTTGAAGTGGGTAAATCCGCAACGGAGGGTGATGTTGGGTGAAGCGACGCCGTATTTATCCAACTTGCTAAATAAGGCGAAAGGTGAGTTTAACGCAATTTATAATCCCGTTGCTTATCAAGCAAAAGGAAATGATAAGGCGACTTGTGGTGCGCACGATGTGATGCGATTATCGCAGATGCTAAATCACGGTCAGGACCTTACCGATTATTATGATTATATGACGAAGATTAAGAAAGAAAGCGGATTGAGTTATGATGAGATCGTCGCTAATTTTGTGTCTAAAAGATAATACACCGTTATTATATAGATGCGTTTATTTAGACGATTGCGATTGTGGTGGAACGGTTTTTGGGGCATGGAGGGGGCGGGATAGTCGCCATAATGATCTTGCTTCGGTAAGTGTAGCGATTTGATGTTGTACTCTTATCACAAAGGGATAAGTAAATACTTGTTGAACGATGGATTTGATGACAGGCATTATATTATATTGTATAGAATATTTTATAATACTTTTATGTGGTGTGGTGGTGGTGGCGATGGTATTTTCATTTCATTTTCAAAAAAAATCATCTAACATAACAAAGCATTTGATTATTCAATCTTGTTCTTTTCATAAAACTCCTTATTCATTTCCATCCCGATATAATTGCGACCGAGTTCTAATGACGCTCGACCGCTATTAAATGAACCCGCAGTTGGATCAAGCACGGTGTCTCCTTCGTTGCTATATCTCTCAATCAACCATTTCAGTAAATCAATCGGTTTAGTTGTGGGGTGGCGTTTATCTTGTTTCATATTAAAATGAATGACGGATATGGGGCATCGTTTTCCATCTTCAACCACTCGTGTTTCAGCATGAACGTTTCCAGCATATATCCCTGTTTTTATTCGTTGTGGTGATCTTATTGACCCTCTCTTATCGGGTGTATCATTCTTTATCATTTTGTAGAATGACCCCTTTTTTGAAAATACATATATCATTTCGTGCGCTGCTATCGGTTTCTGTTTCGCAGTAAGGAAGCCGACCCCCCTGTTCTTCGCCCATACAATATCATAACGGAACCATGAAGGGTTGCTCGTGATTAAATCAACACCGAATTTCGTATTACAAAACATAAGAACTGGTGTCTTATCATTCTTACATAACCGTTTCACTTGCGTCCAAAACTCGGTGAGGTCTATCGGTTTATCCCACGGGCAAGTAAGGAACTTCACGGCACTCGGTCCTGTAGCAACCCCATTCTCCATACGGAGCAATTTATTCGGTCGTCCTGTCGCAGTTCCTAATATCCCATAAGGCAAATCGCATAAGAATAAATCCACCGACTTATCTGGTAGGTCTTTCATCAATTCAAGGCAGTCGCCATTCAAGCAAGTCGCCGTCATTTCATATATAATATATCCCTAAATTAATAATCTAAATCCAACGGATTATTAATTCAAATGCTTTGTTATGTTAGGAAAAATCCGTGGAAAAATATGTTGAAAAAGCGTCGCCACCACCACCACCGCCACAGCTCCGCTTCGCTCCGCTAGTCACTATCACTATAATCCCACTCTTCGCTCGAACTATCCTCACGCCAGTCCCCTTTACCTTTCTTCAAGGTAGCATCACGCCGTTTTTTCGCTTGATGTTCTTCGTCGTCACTCTCACCGTCCTCAGCGAGTAGCCATAAATTTCGCTCGGTCATAGCGAGTTGCGGGTAGTTCTTAAAAATACAACACCACCGACTTTTGAGTTTCTTGATCGCCTTGATCTCGTGATTATCAAAACCAACATACTCTTTCAATAAATAATTAATACCCTTCATAGACCCGCTGTGCGGAAAATAGACGATTTCGTGCGCTTCGTTTAGAACACGACGCGTGTCTTTACCGGCGGTCGGCAAATGGTTCGTAATAATACAATAAGTCTTAAAATGGCGACCAACCTCTAATACCGAATTCAAAGTCGCTATAACCGCTTCACGGATCTTCTTATCGCTAATCACATCAATATCATCAAATATCACGAGTGCGTCTTCAAAGTCGGCGCTTGTAAGTTTATCGGTGATGAGTGCGGGTGATAATTTAATGCGTTTTACACCGTGTTTATCTAACACCTCATCTTCGCTCAAGGCGGAAAAAAGGTAGATGTCGCCACCCTTGAACTTCTTTTTGTACTCCTTGATATAATTGCTCGTAAATGTAGATTTACCCGAACCTGATGGACCGCAAATGTAAATAATCTCACGCTCTTTTGTAGTGTTCGGCACGAGTTGGAACTTGCTCCCTTGCGGTAGTTCTATATGTTTATATGTTCGTTTTTGTCCCTCTTCTTCTTGCGGGGCGACGCTCACGATTTTATTGGCGAGTTGTCCCCCTTCTATTTTTGCTAATGGACGACCGACCTTATCAAAATTTAATGTAGAACTCATGTCTTCGTTTAATTTATGGCAAGAAAAAATCTAATGTGGTAAGACGCTCTTATTGCTTTTCAACCATTCACGCGTCTCTGCTTCAATCTCTTTATCCAGTTTTGCGCTGATCTTCTTCACCTGTGCGAGTGTATCAATCTTCGTCCCGAGGGTATTTCCTAAATCATCAAGATTAACCCGTATCTTTTTCTCGAGGTCACGATCGTCGGGGCGATGCTCTGCGAGTAATTCAATCGCCTTTAGATTGCTTGATGCTTTATATTTCTGTCCCGTCGCACTATTAAATAACTGCGACAATTGGACTAACTTCTCCTTCTGTCCTTTCAAACGGTAAATAGAATACATTCGTTTTAATGACTTATATATTTTTCCCTCCCCCTTATAATATTCGTAGTCTTTCTTGATCTTCTTGACAAGGTCTTCAATCGGGGGCATTCCGCTAAATGAATAGATGATGGATAATTCGGTGAGTTCGTTCGTCTCTCGAACAAATACAACATAATCAATCTTGATAAAATCCAATCCGCTCGGTTCGCCGACTGCTCTTACAAACTGCTCCTTACTGAACCACGGCTCAAAAAACTTCTTCTTATCTCCATTTTTCCGCTGGACTTTCAATTCAATAAAAGTCATTTCGTTCGTCGCCGCCGCCCGTTTTAGAATGCGTTCTAATTCTGCGAACATCCGCCCCGCATCACGATCGCCGGCGATGCTTGAAAAAAAATCAAAATCACTCGGGTATTTTTGAACTGCTTGCGACCCTGTTCCTAACAATTCAATTTCATTATCACCCCATTTCAACGCCTTCGTAAAAATACGAAGTTCCTGACCTTGTTGTTTTTTTTGTGTTATATCCATTATTATAACACAAATACAAAAATTTTCATACTTTCGCTCACTTATCGTAAGTCTTGTAAGTGACCTTCTTCATCTTACCAGTATTCACCTTGTAGTTCTCGTTGCGAACACGGAAGGGGTTCGGGTTCTCGTCTAAATCCACGGGCTTCTCCTCCTCCTCTTCATGACCCGCCTGTGCTGCTTCAATTGGCTCTTCATGTCGTCCATAGGCAAAGTCGTCCTTGTCGTCATAACCGTCATTCACACCCTTATAATGATAATCGTGACTGACGGCGAATGGATTAATCATATTCAGGCGTCTCTTAAGCGAACCATAACCGCCCATCTCACCGAACATATCGTCATCGCCATCAACACCATAACCCGTGCGAACAACTTCACCGCGGGGCTGGACGACGTACTCCTTCGGCAAATACACGCCTCCTGACATTCCACGACCGATTTCACCCGCCATACGAAGAACCTGAAAAGTCCCGATCTCCGCATCTGGATTAACCATACCTAATCCACCTTGCGCCACATAAGGCACGCGATCTTGACGAATATATCCGCCCTGTCGCTCACCGAGTTCTTGCTCCATCTCCCATGCGAATTTCGGGCGATGATGCGAACCGTATCCATAACTAACGGGGGGTGCTGCTGAATTAAGTTGCTGGGCTGGAACAAAATCCAATTCACGACCTTCGCGCGAAAAATAGCGACGACCACCGCTCATACCTGCGCCCTCCTGTCCCTCCTGACCTTGCGCGCCCGGTTCAAAAAACTCTGGGTCTAACAATACGGGAGGCACGGCTTCGCCTGCTTCGCCTGCTTCGGGCTGTCTCGGTCTGCGTGGTGCTTTTGTTTTCGTAGCGTTATAACGCGTGATGGCTCTCCTGATGTTCGTATTATAAGACACATTCAATCCTGCTTCTTCAAGTATTCGCCTTATTCCCGCAAGAGGACGCCATCTTTCACCGCCGAATTCACCCCTCCCACTATCGCTTGTTGGTAGTTTAAGGGTTGGAGGATAATCATTCTCTCCAACAAAACGCCGAACTGCTTCATCAATATCATTTTCGGTCGCTTCGGCAGGTCCTTCATCACGCCCCGGTCCCTCCTCTTGGCGCCCTGGTGGCTCCAATACTTCGCGTGTCTGTCGCCAGTTATTATAAAACTCCAAAGTATCTCTGGCGGTCGCGTATAAATCGTAAAGGAACCGCTCCACTTCTGCTTGATTTCCTAACGCGTCCATTCTAGCCTGCGCCTGTGGGGGGGTCATACCCGCAAGATCACGCCCCAACCCAAAATACGGTCTCAAAGGTACGAGTTCTTGTTCGCTCATTCGTTGAACCTCGGGCACGGATGGTGGTATTCTTAAGGGCATGTCGGGATTGGCACCGACGCCGCGCGCCCATGCTCTAATAATCTGGAACTGCTGTGCTTGTCGCGGATCTAATGTCATATCGCCTGCTGGATTAAAAGGGTCTTGAAGTGCGAGTTCTTGTTGTTGCGCCGCCTGCGCCGCTTGTGCGCTATCAGCCATCGCGATTGCTTGCTGTGCTTGTTGAACTGCTAATGATGGCTGTGGTGCGCCGGGTGGTGGAGGATTAACTTGGAACTTCGCCGACACATTATTCTCCATCGTGTATTCTCCAACATCTCGCGCGGATAATGGACGAAAAATACCTGCTTGGATATTATCCGCCGCCAACATCAATAGCGAATACATGTCTCGTAATTCGTTGCGAACGGTGTCATAGACTTTAGCCTGTCGTGATGCTGGTTGTCTCGGTCGTCCCCTTTCTGGTGCTGGAAGACCGACGAATAAATCGGGATATCTCGCCGCAAGCGCCCTCATCTGGTCCATAAGGGGTATAAAATAGGAGGAGTACATTCTATCGCGAACACGATTATCCTGCTGAATATCCTTGAAAAATAGACTAACATAGGCAACCATTTCGTTATATGCTTGAACGAACTCCGCCTTACTCGCCAACATCGTCAGCAACGCTGCTTGCTTCGTTGTTCCTTTCAGTTGATCTAAATCGGTGAAGGGTGTTGCTTCCACTTGCGCGAATAAATCGTTCTTCTGTGATAAGATCTGCGCGACCTTACTCAAGTAAGTCTGGAGTTTAAATGCTGCGCCTGCGTCCTTCGCATCAATCGGTTTAATGCTTTCGCTCTCGCTCTGGACTTGTCGTTTCTCGTTTTCAAAGACCTTTCGCTGTTGATCGCGATTGTAGTTTCGCACCTCATTCATTTCACGAACACGAACAACATTCGGCACTTTATTCGGCACGGCACGGTTCGCCATAAATCGCTGACCGCCAACAGCATTCTTCGTCTGCGTCACGCCCTTCTTCAATAATGGTTCTTGCGCTCCACTTCCTCCAAGATGCTTCATAAACGCTGAACCCAATTCGGGTAAGAGGGAACTCGTTGCGCTCCATGCTAAATCACCGAGTTTTTCAAGACCGCTGCGATTTGCTAATCTCTGTCGCTCCTTCTCTGCTTCTTCTGCTTTCTTCTGCGCTGCTTGCGTCCCGAATAAATCAAAATGGTCGGCAACCGCCCCCGCAGTATTCGCAAGGTCATCAAAAAACCCCTTACCTTGTTTTTTTAGTTTATGCTTCGGCATCACTTTTTATGCTTTATAATTATAACAAAGAATAAAAAATTATCACTTATCCCTAAATGAATTATAATAGGGCAATAAAAGGGGCGGCGGCGGAAGCAACCTTTCCAAGATCATCCCAAAAGTCGCCACCGCTCATACCCTTACCTTTCTTCTTGCGAATAGACGCCATATAGGCTTTCGCTTCGGGCGAACCCTTCACAAGGCGCGCACGCTTTCCTCCGCTCTGTCCGCACCCGACGCCACGACCGCCACTCTGTCCCATACCTGAAAAGATGTCGCCCATCGCGTCCGCCATCGCCATATTTCCCTCATAAGATAATTGACCGCCACTCTGTCCCATACCCATCTTCATATTTTTTGCGCTGCTGTTCGCAAGACCCTCATCACCGCCGGAGTACCCCGCCCCAGCCATCATCGTCGTTCCATACATTTCGGGTTTTAATTTTAATCGGTGTGATTTTCCACCCGACATTCCGCCACCTGACCCGACATTTGATTTACCAGCTGTATCCGCCATTTGACCGTAAGAATATCGTGGCTGACCGACTTCAGCACTCACGGCGGGTTCCATAATACCGCCACCGCTCAACCCTGCTCCATGCGTGATCTGGAGTTTCCCTCCTCCTTGTCTTGCTTTTAGATGCTTGTGAAGTTGTTTCATCATAGCATAATCTGCTAATGCTTTCTTCATCAACATCACTTTTTCGTCCTTCGGCACCATAGAGGGGTGACGACCACCGAGGAACGCCTCCGCCATAGGGGTCGCGCCTGACATAAGTGCGAGTTCGCTCGGCACATTTCCGCCCGACATACCGCTTCCTTCGTGATCGCCCAAACCGATAAATGGTAATAATTTACTGGCGACATTCAAGGTCCCCGTAAATCCTTTCACGAACCCATCACCGAAGTCGCTCCAAAAGTCGCCACCCGACATTCCATTTCCACTTGTTCGGTCATCTAAAATACCCTTAAGTTGCTGTTTCAAAGGGACTGCTCCGCCTGACATAGCGAGGGGGTTATTATCCTTAAAACCTGATGGAAAACCGTCTGTTCCGCCACGACCTTCTAATGCTTGAGTAGTTCGACCGAGGAGTTCGGGCATTCCATAAACATTTCCATTCGCACCACCACTCATACCTTTACCTTTCTTGCGCCGAATAGACGCCATGAATGCTTTCGCTTCGGGCGACCCCTTAACGAGTTTCTTTCCGCCTGACTGACCTGCGCCGCTCATACCGCTTCCAGTTGGTTTTGTGCGACCAGCGACGACGGAGAACTGACCTGAAGGAGACGCAATATCGGCGAGTTCCGCACCACGACGAACGCCACCACTCATTCCACGACCCTTACTCGCAATATCGCTAAATGGACGACCCATTCCTTCTTCGCCACCACTCATTCCGCCTCCCTGATGTGTTGGACCCATATTGTAGTTGAGTGTATCGTTTTTGATATTCGCATAGTCATATAATCGTTGCGATCGGGCGAGGTCGCGATTATATCCAGTATCGTAACTTGTCATAATGAACTGTTTATAATATTTACTTATAAAATAAATGTTATAAAGTATCGCTAAATCTTACATAACCGCCAAGTGTTTCTTCAAGCGACCGCCCGACTGACCTCCACCTGAAGCCCCGCCTCCTGAAGTCCCACCGCCCGACTGACCGCCGCCTGACTGACCGTATCCAAAGGCGCCGATTGCCTGTTGTGCCAAAGGAGCGACCTGACCGACAACACCGGCGACATTCTTGATGGTCTTCATAATATCCTCCCAACCGCCACCGACTAGACGCTTGACATCGCTTCCTGACATACCAGGCTGCGACTTCGCCGAGAGAACATCGCTGCGCGACAAGATGGCGGTGTAAGTCTGTGAAGTTCCACGCTCAAGCACGAAGACACCGGAGTTCATGGTAATCAAGCAAATTTCAAGATCGTTCGCTGCGAATGCCTGATTGGAGTAATTTTCAATATCAAGCTGGAACTGGAGCTGGAACTGACCGATGCTGCCGGCTGAAAAGACGTCATCGAGTTCAATATGATTTCCCATTTCAAGACACAAGACGGAACCGACGAGAGGAACTTCGTTGTATCCTTCGGGGTGACCGCCGGGTCCGTTCGCCTTGCCGACAGCAGCCCAACCGGAGAATTCAGCCCAAGTCTGGTTGGAACCGCTTTCAACGGACATGCGCCACAAATCATACTGGGTGGCGCTCGACAAGAGACCCGCCTTATTGTTGAAATTGACGATAATCTTGCTGATGGGGAAGAAGTGGTCGCTATCATAGACGGTCTGCTTGCTGACCTGCTTGCGGACGCAAATAATCAGTTTATCGGGGATGCTGTTGAGAGAGATGGATTGAGAGTTGATGGAGGTAAGTTTAGCGGGGGTGATAACACCAGTATCAGCATTCTTCGTAGCCGCCTTGAACTCGCTTCCAATAGGAGACAAGTAACGGGGGTACTCGGCGAAGGGGACGCAGTTGCGAGCGCTCACGAGATCGCTGGGCTGACGAGTGTAATACTGAATGAAGAGCTGACTTTCCTCAACATTCGTAAGAGACGCTTTCAGGTCGGCGAATGCGGGGTTGGGGGTGGTTCCGGGCGCACCGTTGGTTCCGTAATCCTTCGCAAGAAAAGCACTCTGGGCGGAACGAAGCATACGAGAAGTATCGCTCGCCATGTTGAATACAATCTGGAGAACTTGAATACCGTAGAACCCTTGGTTGTTGCTCTTGGGGTCGCACCATATCAAGGGTGACAACATGAACGGCTCAATAGTTTCAAAACGGAGGACGATTTCACGAGTAAGGGGGTCCTCACCACCAGCATAAGGAGTATTTCCGCTAATACTCAAAAGACGGAAGGAACCGCGGGGCTGGAAGTCTTGGTCGTGGGCGACATCGTTCCAAGCGCCTAAAGGAGAGTTGGAAGCGCCGACTGCGTCCTGATAGTTGTAATAATTATCAGGCATGATAGGAGTAGTGTTGTTGAAGCGCGCGAGATCACGACGGTCGTTGAAGCGAAGCAACTGGAAGAGAACATCCTTATCGTTCTGTGAGACCGTGTTGTTGTTGATCGTCAGTTGGACGGTATTGAGAGCCGTCTGGAAGGGGAACGGTGCGAGACTTTCGGTGTAGCCGTAGTTGATGGCGAGAGTGCCGACGGGGGTTCCGCTGGTAAAAGTCGCATTCACCGTGAGTTCCATAACATTTCTAATCATAAAGCGACGGGCGAGGACGGTGCTTTCACTCGGCGTCTGGATATTGAATGTGATGCTTGATGTAGATTTGCTGATTGCGTTGTATTTGGAGGGAGTGATGTTCTGCGCACCCGCAACCACGGCGTAACGAACGCTATCAGTAGTATTGAGAACATCGTATAGCACCTTCACCTTGCTAAAATCGCTGGAAGACATTTTTGCGGTTATAATATTAACCAAGAAGAAAATATTATAATAATGGCGACAACATTCCTAAATCACGAAGAGATATTGTTGAATGCCTTCTTGCGGAACATAATTTTCATATTTGCGCCACAACCATTCTGTAAATAGAAGTCGTGGTAATATCCGTAAATATCCTGCCATTGGACCCCTAGTTGAATTGATGATGCGGGAGTATTGGATTGAAGATCTAACAAGCGATATTCGGCGGTTGGTTCGTAAATAACATTCGGTAAGTATTCGTCACCACGCACTAAATTCACGATAAGGTCCGTGACTTCGTTCGCCATATTGTTATTGTTCGTCTGTTGTTGTGCGGTATTATTGCTAAATAATCGGGGGAGACCGACATTTGAAGGAAGGACGGGGATAAGAGATGCGAGAAAAACAATTCGCGCGACAGGACACATAATCGGTCCGGTTCCGTATTCTTGTTCCATCGTGAGAGCAGCCCACGATTGCTTCGGTGCTGGTTTTCCAACGACGCTATCTGCTGGCGTCCAATTATCGCCCATTTTAGAATACACCCTCATCATAAATGCTTCGCCGATCAGCGATGAATAAGAATTGAATACCCATTCAAAACTGCTAAATAAAATATGAAGGGGGGCGTTGAAGAACAACGTCACGGGGGCGTTCGTAAGAAGGTTCGGTGATGCTGAATTATAAAAAGCGGTATTCTTCGCGTCGTAAGCATCTGGAAAATTATAGGGTTGCGATGAACTGCTAAATCCTGTGCCTGGTGTTCCTCCTTGATTGAATAATGACGCGGGACAAACAAAAGACGCTTTTGCGGTTGCGTCGTCCCACCTAAAGAAGGGCGGATTGTTGATATCAAAATCGGTTGGTGTTGGGATGGCGGCTATCGTCATCGCCGACAGTAATTCATTATAGACTTGCGCGAGACATGAGTTTAACATACTTATCCATGCCCCCCACGATTGAACCCAATAATACTCGCTCGTCACTTGTGCTAAAGTAAGAGGGAAGTCGCTCGAGGGTGCGCGAAGGCGTTGGTTCTGTAGTTCGCCGAGTACTGACCGATGCGGGATATAATAGACGGGTGCGGTAGCGACGAGAGGACCGGCGGCGAAGCTGGCTGGAACTGAAGCATCGTAGTATTGAAGCGTGATGTTATAGATCGTTCTATTCGGGTAGTTGAGACCGTTCTTGCTCTGTTGTGTATCTATTTGCGGGATAAAGATCGGTAATGCTCCAGCAGTATCAAGCGAGAAGCGAACAATAGACATGAAGTAGTCATTCGGGTTATCAAGCAGGTTGGACGACCTGACTTCGGTGAAGGATAATTTATTTGGCGGGACACCGATTTCGCTGAGTTGCTCGTTCGCAATATCTAAATTGTAATAGACCTGAGTAGGACTTGACAGCGCCATATCGTTATAAAATGGGTATATATATTAATATTCCTAAAATAATGTATTCGCTCGCTCCGCTCGCTGGCGCGACCCCTAAAAAATACATTTTTACGGTAATAATCTAATAAAAACGGTAATAATACAACCAAAATACATTATCACCGTGAATAATTTTAAAATTTTTACTGTAATAATGCGAAAATATCAGTTTTATTTACATTATTAAGGTAATAATCTAAATAATAGTGTAATAATGCGATATTTATCAGTATATATCCCTATTTGCGCGATATAGATCTGTATTATTATAGCATGGGTATATATAGAATGCCGTTGAAAATGAACCCCGAGGAGGTGTGGGCTAATATTATGAAATCAAGAAAAGAACTACAAGCATATCGAGCCAAACACTCCGTCGCAATCGCCGAGATCATGGAGGCTATTCGCCCCTTTCACAGTTATAAAAAGGCGCTTGTAAATTGCCCCTGCGGGACGAAAGATGTTGTATATAATAAGATGCCACAGCATCTATCGTCTAAAAAGCATCGTTCAGTTATGGGCGACATACCTACACTTGAAGGATTTGTGAAGGTAATAAAACCAGCGGAAAAACGATGTTCGGGAGAACCCTCGGTTGCTTCCTCTTGCGACCTTCAAGACCATTTAGCAACCAGCACCAATCCGTCTGTGTAAATCCTAAATCACTTATCAAGACGGCGAGGATAAATTCACCGTTCGTCATATAGTACCCCTTCTGTTCTTCTAACCGATGTTTTAAATAATACGACGATAAGAAGTCTTTTGAGAACCGATATTGCGAAGTTTTAAATACGGTCGGTATATCAATCGCCGCTTGTTTAATCACGCGTTCGTAATCCGCTTCTGTGATCTGTGCTTGAGGCGGGATAGGTTGGAACTCCTTCGCGGGGACGAACCCGTCCTTCGCCAACTCGATATGAAAATAGTCATGCTGAAAGGCGGGGTGATGATGTGACTCTAAATATATAACATCTAACCATCGCTCACAGTTCGCCCAAGAATTTCGTTCGCTCATATTGTAATAATGTAATATTATCAGTATATATGTATAGACTGATAAAATTCTTTTATATCCTTTTCGGTGGCGGTGGTGGTGGTGGCGATGGTTTTAAAACATATTTTTATATGAAAATCATCTAACATAACAAATCATTTGAATAAAATGCTGTTGTTGCGAAAAGCATTTTATAATGGGTGGAGGGTAAGGGCGCAACATTCCCCTACAATATTGCTAAAGATAATAATATTGAATATTCAAATGCTTTGTTATGTTAGGTGTTTTTTTTTGAAAATGAAATGAAAATACCATCACCACCACCACCACCGTCACATAAAGTATTTTAATAAGGATAAAACTCTTCAGCACGCTTCTTCGCCTTTTCAACTACCCTTGCTAAATAATCCTTCGGGTTGTCAGTTCCTTCACGAGCATATATCGCCTTAAGAACATTATCTTTACCCGCATACTCCATCATATCATCAATCGCAATCTTCTTCTTCTGGGCGACCATCTTCTCTCGCTGTTTATCTACATCTTGAATATGTTGTCGCCGTTTTACGTCTGCTTGTTGTTCGGGTGATAATACTGCTGGTTCGGGTATTTTACCAACACGACTTTCAATACCCTTCTTGAACCCCTCCTTGATGTCATCAAAAAAACCTTCACCTTTCAACCCTAATCGCTTCGGGTCAGTCCTGTAAAACTGCGAATTCGCCATTATCCCTGCGCCCCGCATATGATAAAACGGCGAGGGGTGACCGAGCTTCTTCGCCATTTGGATTGCTTCCTTCTTTTGATCTTTTGCTTCCTTTTGAAGGGTCTTACCGGTCTTATTTAATAATGATACAATATTGCGATGCTCTTGATAATAATCCTTCGGTTCCATCTCTACCTCGTCTTGATCGCCACCCGTGAATACAGGATTGGCTAGAACATGTTGCTTGTATTTATCGTAACCAGGCACATAATCCATGACGCTTGATGGATAATACTTGTAAGACGGACGAACCTCGGTTGGATTATCATATCGACCTTGAAGTAAGTATAAGGGGTCGCCGTCAGCATATATCCTCTTGTTCTTTTTTGATAGTTCAACATTCGGTATATCACTCGTCTCAATCGCAGGATTATATGTTCTTGCTTCCTTCACCATACCGCGCTTGATGAGTTCGTCTATCAACGTCCCGCCGAGTGAATGACCCGTCGCATAATAAGTAAATGACGATACTGGAAATCGTTGCTGAAACTCCGTGATGGTTGCGAGGTCCTCCTTGAACCGCTGACTATCAGGAATGACGCTGAATGCTGTGCTGAACCACGCACGAAAATCACGAAAATCGGCAGTTCCACGCACACCGATCACCAT